GGCCGACCAAACAGAGTCCTTCATCCTGTTAGTTTTCCTGAGTAAAAGGATAGGAAAAGCCTCGCTAGCCCTCCCAAACCTACCTGATTCACGATAGCAACGCAACTGCCCACCCAAATGTTTCGCAACATCAACTACTTGCCAAAGCCACCGATTTGGAAAAGTTTCTGGTCACAACGAAAACCTCACCCGTTCACTAAACCTGAGCTCGAGGAATTCAACACCGACTGGTTGACAAACCGTGCACTGAAGTACTTCTCTAAGGATACGATAGAGTTAGTATTGACAGCCCGACGACCTGAGGAGACACCTGAACTGATTCAAAAAAGTTTTGACAAATTCGAGATTCCGAAACACAACATTGTTAGAGACAAGCATTTTGACAACGGACTAAAATGGACTGCCGACCACGGCCGACCAAACAGAGTCCTTCATCCTGTTAGTTTTCCTGACCTCAGATACTACCCTTGGAACCTGCCCCCGAACGCAGAAGCACCTTGGAACATCGAAGGATACCGGTTCAAGCCGACTTTCCGCAACATCGATGGAGAATCAGAGCTCCCGAAGCTACAAGATAGCGTCAAAGCCAAATTTTGGTTTAGCATCCGCGACTCAATATCCGTAGATGACTACCTCAAGATCAAGCACTCAATTGGACTAATCGACAGCCCAGAGCCTAGCTTTCACAACCTATACAATGAAATCTTCACCCGAAATCGACATTTGATTCATGAAATCAAACACTTCAACCCTCGATTCTGGAATGAAGACGGAACCCCCAAGCCTTATTTTTGGAACACAGTTCATGTAAAAACAACTGTTGTAGAAGAAGGAGACGATGACAAAATCAGAATCGTTTTCGGAGCACCCAAGCTACTTCTCCAAGCAGAAAACATGTTCCTCTGGCCACTTCAAGCCACTTATCTCAACACCGAGAGTGGATTTATGATGTGGGGCCGCGAAATAATCCGAGGAGGATTAAGAAAAGTAAACTCTGAACTTCTAGAACTAGGTCACGAGCACGGAATTCTGTGCATCGACTGGTCTGGCTGGGACAAGAGATTCAGCTTTGAGTTACAGACAGAAATCCATAAAATCTGGAGATCTTACTATGACTTCACAAAGTATGAACCTACTTCCATCTACCCCTTCGGCACACCTGACCCTCAACAAATCGAAAGATTGTGGGAATGGACCTGGACCTGCACAAAGATCACGCCTCACCAGCTGCCTGACGGACGTCAAGCAACATGGAACTACTCTGGCTACGGATCTGGCTACCAAGGTACCCAACTCACAGATTCCTTTGGAAACGCAATCGTCACAACGACCTGCTGTTCATCCATGGGCATCAACATCTTCGACGAGCACTTTTACGCAAAGTTTCAAGGAGACGACGCTTTTGTACGATTCCTACTCTGGATCCTCAAAATCTTCGGACCAACATTCCTTCCACTTTTCGCATCTGCTGCAAAGTTCTACTTCAATCACGAACTGAGCGTCAAGAAATCTAAAGCTCTTCAGACCCTCGAAGGCGCATCTATGCTAAGCTACGAATGCAAGCACGGACTGCCATTTCGATCAAAAGAAGATCTTCTCAGACATCTTTTCTTCCCAAGAAGAACCCGGACATGGGACGAGACTGCTGGCGCAGCTCTCGGCCTAGCCTATGCTAATGCTGGCATTCACGAACGTTTTCACGAACTCTGTGAGTACATCTGGAATAAGATAGTTCATGAGAAAGGGATCAAACCCAAGCTCGCAAGGCACGACCTCGCCAAAATCACGCAAGGCATGTTACTCGACGCTGAACTTCCCGCTCTTAAATCACAAGTCTTCCCGACTTTCCTTGAACTCGCTTCAATCCCGAACACTCACAAACAACGTTCAGAGAATGAAAAGCAAAAGTTATGGCCCACATTGCCTGGCTTCAAAGGAGAATTTTACTTCCTCAACCCCGTTTGACTTTTACGGTAAGGATTGTTCTTTCTTTTATTTATTTAAAA